CGGTTGAGCGTGTCGGCCTTCGTCGGGTGGCCCGAGCCGACCATCTGCTCGTTGTACTGGATGCGCTGGTCTGCCATTAAACTTTCCTCCCCTTGAAGCTCAGAGTTATGTCACGGTACAGCGCCCCCATGCGCAAAGGGTTATTGAATGTAGTCTCGGGTCTTACCAGCCAAATATCGTCTGGATTATTCGCGTTCTCCCACGCGAGAAAGAGCTGGTTCATTCCGTGCGTCTCTCGCCAGCTTTTGACTTTGGCATAGACGGCCAGAGTCGCCGGAGCGATTGAAAAATCAACATGTCTCTCTGTGTGTCTCATATGAATCCCCGCGACTATGCCGCCCTGAGTAATACTGACCTCGGCAATATCCTCAAAACGATGAGGGTCAAACGAACTCGTCGGCACAGCCAATTCCGTCTTGTTTCCCCAGATACAGATTATCATATAAGGAGCCGTTGAGAAAGAACCACCTCCGACCTTTTCTATTATAAATCGCCAGTACCTTGACGCGGTAGGCGCGGTGAACTCAGAAACAAAGGCCCCGTTGTGCGTCGGCGTGACATACCCGCCAGCCTGACGAATATCGGTTGCAAAATTATCGTTCGAGCACCAGAGTGAAACCTTGCCGGTTATCGTAAATATGTTGTGCCCGTAAACTGCAAGATAATCAGCCGTAGCGGTATTGCCCGAGCCGAGGTCGAGGTCGATATTAACGGGGCTGGTAGTGTCTGCCGCCAGCCATGAATTGACCTCAAGCATACTGTAGATACTGGCGATGCTAAACCCTGTGGCCGTAGTCCCGGCCGTAAGCGTCGAGCCCGTAGACCCGAGCATTGTCTGCCAGAAAAGTTTTACCTTCGACCATGCCGCCATTATGCGTTCACCACCCTGATATTGAGAGGCACAAGACCATCACCGGATAGTGACTCCATCGCTGGCTTGATGTTGTTCTCAAAGAGTTTATTCCAATTGACCTGTGAAGGGTCAAGGCTGTGGCTGTTGACGATGAAGGTGATGTTCTGAGGAGCCTTCACATCGCGTTCCGGCGACGGATATGCGTTGAAAGAGCCCCCGCCGTAATCCGGGGCCGCCGCGCCGCCCATGCCGATAGCGGAACTTGCGGCCCCGCCGGGCTGTGTAGCCCGTATCTTCGCCACCTGCGCCATGCCAGACGCCACGACGGCGGCCGCCGCTACAAAGTTGAACGGGTAAGGCACCGTCTTGAGCGCGTTTGCCGCACCAGTATAGGTACTGATAATCGCTTCTCCTATAGCAAACGCCTTCATGGCCGTAAACATGGTCTTATTCTTAGAATCCGTTGCGACCATGAGATTTTGAAGGATATTCGAGAGCGCACCAGAGGTAGAGGCGGCGGCGTTTATCTGAAAAGCCTTTTTCTTTTCGGCATAGTCCATTACCATTGCCGTGTTAGCCGCCTCCAGTGCAACCTCGTTCGCTCCGGCCTGCTGCATGAGAAGGAGCTTTTCGGCGTTAAACTGCTCAAGGGCCTTGAGTTGGGCGTCATAGCCGAGCCATATCTTCGATATCTCATCCTCGGCCAATGCCGCGCCGGGCGCATCTCCCAACGCTGCCAGCTTCTCTTGAGCCGCCGCCATCTCCTCAAGTTTCTTCTTGCCCTCGTCCAACCCTATGACGGCCTGAGAGAGAGCTTCAGCGTATTTGATTTGAGATTCAGTAGCGCCCTGCGTTCTGAGATCGTGCGCGACGATAGCATCCGCGCTCATGCCCCAGGTGTAGGCCGCACGCTCAAGGGCTGATATCTGTTTATCTATGGCCTCCTTGCGCTTCTTGCTTTCCTCGTCATCTCCTGCAACTCCGGTGTCCTTGAACGCCTTACCTGTCTTAACGGCAGAAGCGGCAGCGGCTTCTGCTGCGGCCTGGATACGCTTGTACGCTTCAGTCAGACCCTCACCAGCAAGAGGCTTCACGGCAGTTTCCGCAATATCCTTCAACGCCTCGGGCAGAGCCTTTGTCAGTAAGTCAACCTCGTCGCGAATCGCCTTGCCGAAATTCGTTAACCCGACAGGCTCAATGTCTATCCCCGGCAAGGTATTGAGCAGCTCTATAAGCTTATTTACTGCGAAGATAGGCCCGTTGAATACGACATTCGCCACCTCCCAGAGGGCCAGCGACATACCTATCCCCGCCGCGGCGGCAACCTTTCCCGCAAGCTCGAACTGCCTGACTATCGCGCTCACCACATTGACCGTGAACTCTATAACCGGCAGTACCTTGTCTATGGAGTCCTTCACGACCGCCCCGAGCCCACCAGCGTTCTCGGCGGTTCTGAGAAACTCATCACCTATGAACTTGAGCACTGGCGCAAGCTGGACTGTGAGCTGGTTTGATACACCCTCGACGAGCATCCCCATTGTCGATAGCGCATCGTTCGCCATCTCAACTTTTGTTGCATCAGTGTCAGAAAGATTCAACCCAAATATTTTTACCTGACGCGCGGCTTCTTCAATCGTGCCTGCGTCAAGCGCCCTGATAGCGGCGGCCGTCCTTGCCCCGAAGATGTCTGCCGCGACCGCCGAACGCTCCGCCGCCGGAACATTTGCGGCGAGAGCCTTGTTGAACGACGCGACACGCTCATCGAGAGGGAGGTCCGCAAACTCCTTCGCGTTTATCCCGAGCCGCTTGAAAGCATCGGCTTGGGCCTTTTCCCCGGCGATGGCCTTGCCCATGTTGATGTCGAGCTGGCGAGTGGCCGTCGCTATCTGCTCCATGCTTACGCCCGCAAGCTGACCGGCCCTGCCCAGATTGGAAAGGCTCTCGTAGCTGGTGTTAAAGAGCTTCGCCATCTTGGACTGCTCGTCTATCACCTCGCGCTGCTTGTTGACCAGCAAGGCAAGCCCCGTTACGGCAGCGGCCGCACCTGTAGCAATACCTATCCCGAGAACCTTGCCGTACTTCGCAATGTCGTCGGAGGTCTTCTTCGACTTCTTCGCCGCCTTATCGAGCGGCCCGGTGAAGCCGCCGATTTTGGCTACGAGGTCCAAGGTGAGTGTGCCCAATCGGCTCATCAGGCTACTCCTACATCTCTATTATTTCTGATTGTCCGCATACGCCTTTCAATCGTTTCTTTGCTTTGTTTGAGTCCGGTAAGACCTTTTGATATTTTTTGGCGTACTTCTTCAGGCAACCGCATCCCCTTATGAGCGGCGCTAATCTTTGCCCTTGTTTCCATAGATAAGGGCCCGCGTTTAATGCCGCGCTTTGCTTCACTTATTTTTCGCTTTGATTCTTCTGAATGTCGCTTCCCCGTAAAATTCCTTGTTCTTTTCGCAGCGGATGACAACTTTGCTCTGGCCTCTGGTGACATCTTAAATCCAAGTTGTGACCCAGCCTTTGGGGCTGCATTATACTCGGGCGCAATCACATCTATCGCGCGCTGTTCAAAATAGATGAGATCTTCTTTTTTGCAAAACAGTATCACCTCGAAAACAAAAAAGTCCTCGCCTGTTTTATTCCAGCAACGCTGAAAAAATTTTGAATGATGACTCCCTTTAGATAGCTGCCTGCGATGGTCTTTCCATCTCTTTCTTATTCTGACAGCACTACCTATGTAAGAGCGACCATTTACCGTATTTGCTATGCGGTAAATACCCGTATCAAGTTGTCCAAAGCGAGCTGCCATAAAAACTCCCTACTTCCATCGGGCCATTACCTGTTCAGGCGTCAAACAGGGTTCTTCTTCGTGCGGCATGAAATCGTAAATCGTGTACTTTATGTTCGACTTGCTGTTGACGAACAGTACGGCCAGTTGCGCCGCCGCCCATTCGCTTCTCATCCCGAGGTTGAGCCCCCCGCGCTTTTTCCGGTATGCAACCCAGGAATTGAACTCCTGAATCGTGAGCCTCTTTCGTGCTTCCTCAATCGTCCGTTCAGGACAAGCTCATGCCATACCTCGTCAGCCTCGGTCAGCTCACAGGCTTTCCCAGGCTATTCACCTCGCCTATGACCTGCAAAAGCGCCAGTGTGAGCTCTGCGTTTAGCGGCCCTCGCTCGACCTCGTTCCCCTCGGCGTCCTTAACCTTTATCGGCGTGCCATCCGGGGTAAGGCCCGTGATATCGCCCGGTGTGAATATCGGCTTCAACCCACCCTTGCCATCGGGGCCGAGTATGCAAGAGGCTATCCGGCCGGCCACGGCATCACCGTTATTACGGAGGGCCATGATGTCGGAAATCGCTGAATCGTATGAGAGACGGCGGACATAAACAGTGGCGGCGTGCTCCTGCCCGTTCATCTCCCACTTTATTTCTTTTTCGACGGGAGCCCCGGTAAAGGCCCCCGCTTCTTTCAGGCTATCAAGGGTCAAGTCCATGTCCTACCCCCCCCTTAGACCTTCGCCGTCAAGGTAGCCGCACCACTTCTCTGGATGGAGAGGTTGGAGGTGACGACGGTGTTCTGCGAGAAGTCGAACGGGAAATCGGCTATGTACCCCGAGAAGGTTATCCATGTCCTTGATGTCGGGAGTACGAAATCCCCGTTGGAGTCCACGGACGAGGGGTCTGCCGTACCGTCAGACCAGCCTATCGCGAACTTGAGAACCGGCTGCGGGTCAGACTCCGAATGTCCGTGGAGCGTGATGTGCGAAGTATCCGTGGGGTCGGCGTTTATGGTCATGGACGCCTGCCCCGGGGTTCTGAGTCCCGCCACATAGCTCCTTACACCAGCCGATAGCGGGGTCGTCTCTATCTGGTCAGCCGGGTTGCCGCCGGGGTTGAAGTTCGTCACCCCGGTTATCTCGGTAATAGTCTCATTCGAGTCCGTGTCGATGAAGTAAATCTGCGTGCCCTGCGTTATCTTTGCCATGCCCTTTTCTCCTTGTTATGGTGTTAAGACCGTTGAATTATCCAGTCCACATCGAACGAAATTCTGGAAGCCTTTGTAACCGGGTCTTTGTCCCCACTTCGCCACGCCGTTATGTAGGCATGGGGTTCGACGGCGTCCCTGAGAGCCGTTGCCGTATTTAGCGCGGCGCTCGCTGTCGAGGCGTAGACATCGACCTGCAAAGAAAACCTGTCCGCGTTTGGGACCTGCCCCAGATAGTTCTCCGGGGAGCCTCCTATCAATTGCCAGACCGCATACGGCATCGAAGCGCCTTGCGGCACCTCACCGAACGGCCAAAACCGGACGGGCGAAGTACCGAGAAGGGCCTTGACCGGGCTTTCCGCCGCGCAAACCGAAAATATGGGAGGAAGCATTTTTTAAACCCCCCACCAGAAAGAGCTACCTCTTGCTGGCGCATCTTTGTTATCCATGTCTATGTCGTAACCCCGCCTACCCGCTTTAAGGCCCTATCAATGGCCTTGGTGTACTCAGCTATGAAGGCTTCGGTAGCCGTGGTCACATTGTCCGCAAGGGCCGGCCGCATAAAGGGCCTCGCGGCTATCGTCTGCGTTCCGAATTCAAGGTGACGCCAGTACCATGTGTCCCCGCCGGGGTTCTCCTTGCCCTTGCCCTGGAATTCACCGGACTTGGCGGCAAATCCTTTTGCCCCGCCCATTACGCCGACCCTGAACCCGAGATCGCCCCTACTCTTGAACAGCCTGCCGTTCCAGCGTGTCGTGATGTTCCTGTAAATGGCCTCGGCGGTATCAGGGTCGTCAAGTTTCATGGCATTGGCCTTCGCCGCCTTGACCACAACATTCGCGGCCTTTCTGAGTGCCGCCCTGCCACCTTTACGCTTGATGTCGTAGTCTATGGCATTGAACTTCTTGAGCAGGGCTTCGAGCCCTGTCAGTTCCCATTTAAAGTCATCCATACTGTGGCATCACCGCAATTACATGGTTTGTATGCTTGCATGGGAACTTGAGCATCTTCTTGATGAGCGTCCAGTCGGCGGTATAGCCTACGTCGTCGTAGCCCACTTCATTCAACCGAGATCGGCGGTAAAGACACGACGAACCCGTTACCCGTCCAAGTTGCATCTCGAGTCCGAGTGGGGTCCTTTCCGCAACCCATTGTTTCCCGCGCGACACAGCGAGGCACACACCGGTTATCATGTCTGCCCCGGCACCTTCCTTGACAAGCCCTTCAATCCCCCAAGGGAGCAGACAATCGTCGTCTCCGGTCATCCACACCCACTCACCGTCAAGTGGGAGGGTTTCCAGCGCCCATTTGATAGGCGTATGGCCATGATTGCCTGAAAACTCCTTCGGCACCTTAACAATGGAAACCCTCGAGTCGAGAAAACGCTTTACGACAGCTTCCCCGTCTACGAGCACCCACAAATGAACGCTCCTGTAGCTCTGGTTCAACACCGCCTCAATCTGGTAAATAAGGCCGTCGTACCGTTCGCCAGTGGTAGGAAGCAGTATGTCTATCTTGTCTTTCACGCTCAATCCCATATCTGCCAGTTGATTTTCTTGCCCTGCAACAGCCACTTGATTGTCTGCACCGTGACCGATGTTACGGCGTAAGGGAACGCCCAAAAAATCAGAATCGGGATGACGACCACAACCAGTATGACCGAATAGAATACCGCCTGAGTGACAGTTTCCTTTGTCATCTCGGGTTCAGGACAGAGTCGTAAAGTTTCTTTCCGTCCCCGAGCCATATATGCAACACTGACCCGTCAAGGTCTGACTTGCCCTTGAACTCTTTCGAGTGCCCATAACCTATACCCTTGCGTCCAGGTAGTCCTTTGAGCCCGATGACATTCTGGCCGTCGAAAAGGTGTTTCGCCCCCTGGTAATCTCGCCAGAGAGCCATGTCGATAAATTTGTGTCTCGGCTCACATACGGCGCGAAAAACCTTCAACGCCTCACCCCGAAAAGCCGAGCTACAAAGGCTCGAGTGATTAACATTCCCCATCTGACGGTATTGCCTCATTTTCAGGTTGTAATACTTCGCCCGGTTCAAGCCGACAAGCTCCATCGTTTCCAGCTTTTTGGCTACAATCCTGAGCCAATCCGGCGCGTAATAATCGTCGTCCTCGATGATGACCACCTTCTCGTCCGGGCCTATGACTTCCAGCCCCGCCATAAGATTCCTCGACTGCGTGTTGTGTCCCGGCGTCCAAAAAGGCTCCGGCCTCAAGACCTCGACTGTCCACCCCTCGCGCGAGAAGGTGACGGGCTGAGGCAACGGCCCGTCGTCCACCACTACCCACCTGACCGGGCCTTCATAGTCCTGCTGGGCCATGAGGGACTCGCATATCGCCCATGCAGCAGTGCGCGCGCCTGTCGCGGTCAAGAGCGTAAGCAAATCACATCCTCCAGGTTCATCCTCGGGAAGCAGGTCAGCTCGGTTTCACGCGAGCAATTGATGACCTCTACTCCCTTTCTGTCTATAGTCGCGAAATGCTTGTGCCACTTCAGGCACCTTGCCTCGTCCGGGTTCTTCGTTTTCGTGTGCTCACCATGCCAGTGCGTACCGTGCTTAACGCTTGCGTCGTACCCGAGCAACAACACCCTTGCCGCCCCGAGCTCTATCGCCAGTTGAATTGCTCTCGCCCCGCTATTGTACGGACCGCCAATTTTGTGGTGATGGATTTTTAAATGCCTGGCGATTGACCCGGCGCAAGTCCAACGCTCGGCCGGTATGTCTATCTCGCTGCCGTAGTTCGTCCACCACCCCGGATCCCCTGCGTAGACAATGTCAGCAAACCTCGCCGCCTTCCACGAGCTGTTGACGGCTATCGTCGGAAGACCCGTTTGCTCTACAAGGACGCAATCCTCGGCAGTCAAAGAAGGACCGCTCCCTATGCAAATGACTGTCTTGCCCTCCCAACGCTTATCCATCGTTCACCCCTTCACTGCACGGGGCCGTCAAATACTCGAGGCCGCTATCTGTATCCGGTAGCCAACCTTGAGGGTTATAAATCTTCGTCCCGTGTACTATCCGCATCGTGGCATCGAGCCCCGCCCGGTAGCGGATGACAATTCTTGCGGAGACTTCTGACTGACCGGCGCGGGCCGCTATAAACTCGCGCACGCTCAACGGCTCTATCGCGGCCGGGACATTCTTGTGGAGCTTTGCCCATGCGTAGGTCGTCTCGCCCGTTGTAGCATCCTGCGAGGCCGTCCGTTGCTCGATATCGACCCGGTGTCTGAGCTGTCCCGCGTTTATTGACATGCCGGGTCCCTCAATGGATAAAGCAGCGCGGTAACGGGCTTCGGCAGATATCCTTGTTCAAAAGCCCCGCCCTCGTTGTTGTCCCTGCCTTTATACAGATGCCCAACCATGAGGAGTGTGGCCGCCTGTACCTCGTAAGGTATGCCAACCGGCTCGCCGTCTGCGTCGACCACAATCTCGTTGTTCGAGTCGTAGCTGGATGAGTTTAAAAAGTCGTCGGCCCCGTCCTTCAGATAGTTGAGCACCGCCGCTGACGCAGCACGGATGTACATGGTTATCATGTCATCCTCGGCGTCATGGTCCATCCGAAGGTGGTTTTTCGCCCTATAAAGACTCACCAGCATCATGCGGGCTCACCCTCCTTGATGTCCTTGCCGTCCCGGCCGCGCTTCACTGCGAGACGCCAGTCCGGCCCCGCGCCGGGTCTCGACTCAGGCCTGTCCTTCTGAGATATCCAAAAGCTGCCGCCGTAGGTCACTCCATCGCCCTTTTCATAAATCCCTTCGGGCTTATACACGCCACGGTCGATAAGCACGGGGAAGTTTAAAGGGAACTCCTTAACTTTCGACCCGGAAGCGAAGCGAACGATGATTCTGCGTTCGCCGTCGGCCACAACTTCGACATTGTCGAACCCGAGCCCGTCAACGCCGTCCTTGCCGGATATCCCATCCTGACCCGGCGCTCCATCCTTGCCATTGATTCCGTCTATACCGTCCTTGCCGTTGATGCCGTCTTTCGGGGCCGGTATCCGGTCAATGGCTTTTTGCAACACATCCTGTGCGCGACGCTCAAAGTCTAGCGCCCACTTGGGAAACTCGCCCTCAAACATCTGACGAACTTCCTCAACCGTAACACTCTTGCCGTCTGCTCCGTCCCTGCCAGGTTCGCCCTGAGGCCCTTGCTCCCCCTTATCACCTTTGGGGCCCGGCTCTCCATCCTTGCCGTTAAGACCGGGCTCACCCTTTTCTCCACGAGCCCCGGCTTCGCCCTTTTCCCCCTGAATACCCTGAAGACCTATCTCCCCGCGTTCGCCGTCCCTGCCAGGTTCGCCCTGAGCTCCAACGGGTCCCTGAAGTCCAACATCACCTTTTTCGCCTTTTTCGCCCTGCGGACCAGGCTCCCCGGCTACTCCGTCTTTGCCGTCCGCGCCATCAATTCCTTTTTCGCCGCGCTCTCCCTGCGGACCAGGCACAAGAGCGCGGTCTTCAAGGGCCTTGATGCGTTTTACCAGAGGTGCGACAACCTCCTTTGCGGTCCATTCATGGATGCCAGATATAAGTTTTTCGACATCAAGCATTGATCTCGACCTCCATATCCTTACGGAAAAGAAGGTGCAACGCCTTGTCCGTTTGGTCTTCCTCGCTAACAGGTTTCGTTGGCTGTGCTTGCGGTTTCACGGCAAGAGGATTTGTTTTATCCCTCTCGTCAAGCGCGGCAAGGCTATAGTTCTGCTGCTGAAGGTACGGCGTATCTCCACCCTGTACAGGCTTCAAGTTGAACTTTCTACGACCCTCATTTGGGGACATGACACCAGCGCCCACGCCGTCCGCAACGGTCTTCATCATGGCCGCAGTATCCATCCTCATTAGGTCGTCAAGGTCGAACTCCGTGCCGAGATTCTGAGGAAGCCCGAGCCCGTCATCAAGGAGCTGTTCAATGGCCTCGATGTGCCTCTGTAGGCACCCCGAATAATAGATACGGTCTATGACCTCAGTATTCAGCGAAGCAGGAAGAGCTCCTGCATAGACCTTGTACGGCGGCACCTTGAAAACCGAACAGACTTTCTCGTCGCTCCATTTCAACTGCTGGATGAGCTGTGAATCAACAGCGGTAAAGCTCATCGGCTCGAATTTCAATCCGTCTCCAAGCACCGCCACCTTGCCAGCATTCGTGCCCGTATAGTTGGCGTCCCACGCTGCTTTGAGGCGCGCCGCCGTTTCATCACTTATAGACCCAGGGGCCGTGAGGATGCCGCCCGGCTGACTACGGTTGCCGAAGAAATACGCCGAGTTTTTCTGGATGTTGACGCCTTGTAGGGCCGCCAGGCCACCCGCGTAAAGGGGCGGTATGCCTACAAGCGGATGGAAAAGACACTCCATCGTGTCGTGGATAATCTCACTCGCGGGCACGGCGGGATATTCTCTCGTGATACCCGAGAGGTTGTCCTGCCCGAGCTGGTAGAAGACCATGCCGGTGTCAGCGACAAGGACCTTGACCTTCAGGGGGTCGAGAATATAAAGGGCCTTAACATTCCCCCTGTCGTCACGCTGTTTAAGAATATAGGTGTTGCCGTGAATCAGCTTTGAAATAATCCACTGCTCGATGAACTTCTGGCGAGTCTGATAATGATTCGGCTTGCGGAAAATAGGTGAATAGGCGACCGTCTCAGTCCAGATGCCATCCTTGAACTGTGTCATCCTCAAGCGGAGCTTGCCTATATCCCCGGCTATCTGCGTGACGCACGCATAGACTGTTGGATGCGCGAGGGATTGTTCGGGCGTCAAGGTCACATCGGCCTGGAACGCACCACCATAGCTCTCAAAGACGGTGTACCAGCCGCCCGAGACCGTGGACATCCCCTTCATCATCCACGCAAGGGCTTTTTTGCGGAGCGTGTCTATCATTCCTCTGCCTTCATGTCGCGGCGCTTATAGGCACGACGGGGCTTGCGTGTTCCACGTGGAACATCGGTGGAAGCCGTCAACGCTTTTTCTTCTGCTGTAGGCTTCTCTATGATAGGTTTCGCAGTCACTTCTGCGATGCGAGAAAGGCCGCGCGCGATTAGAATCTTCGCATCAGCATCCCTTGCCTCATACTTATCCCCCGGCAAGTGCCAGTTGATGTACTTGTGCCTCTTTATCGTAACGAGTTTGACCGACATGTGTCCTCCATGTACGGAGTTAAGGAAAGACCCCCGGCCCCGAAGGGCCGAGGGATTGAGGCATTGAGGCATGGTGCTTACTTACACGCTGGAGGATTCGCCGTAGGCGGCGTCACTGACGAACTGAACCGCGCCCGAGCGCCTCTTCGCGAAGTTGATGGGCCTGACTATCTTGATGGCCGTGTTCTCGCTCTGGAACATCGATACGAGGTCAGTGGCCGCGCCAGTCGGCGTGGTAGTCTCGCCGGTCGGTGCCGAGCTCATCTCGATCATCGCGTCCCTGCTTATGGACACCTGCAAGCCGAGGTCGCCGATCTTGTAGATGTCCGCCGGTTTGAGCAGGATGACATGGTGGGCGGCGACATTATCGCCCGTGACCACCGGGTCACCCATGAGCGTGCCACCGTTCTGGTTTATGCCGGGGAACTCCTGCACGCCGAGCGTGGTGGTGATAAGCTGTATCGCCTTCGCCATCGCCGGGTTCATAATGAAGGTGAGCCCGCTGGCGTTCTTTGCGGTGATGAAGTTCGCGTAAAGAGCCTTGATGTCGGCCCTTACGCCATCTCCGTCGTTGCCGGCCGATATCGTAGCGGCTACGGCGTGGAGCATACCCGCCGGGGAGACATTCGCCACGGCGGCGGTCGCACCCAGGAAGGTCGAGTCGGTCTTCTGCGATATGGCCTCGGCCAGAGCATCCCTTACCAGACCCTCGGCCGCCGGGGACGAATCCCTCAGAAGCTCGTTGGAGACGACCGCGAGGGCTGCTACCTTGAGCGGAGTCAGCGTCACAGCCGAGAAGTCCGAGGCGGTAGCCGGAATCGGCTGGCCTTCACCCACCCAATACGCGGTCGAAGCGCCATCGCGCCCCTTGATGGTGACATTGTGCGGGACCTGGCGGAGAGGAAGTTTGTCGTAGACGGTCATCCCGGCCAGGAACTCGATGAAGTCGCCGGTATATTGGCCGTTGGCCGTGACGAGCTCCGCGCCCCATTCACCCGAGAGAGCAGCGCCGCCCTGTACCTCGTTGGCCTTCACAAGCCTGACGAGAGTCGGATTGCTTTTGCCCCAACGCGCCTCCGCTATGGCCGAGGGGGCCACCCCCTCGAGAGAGCCGAGCGCCTTAGCGATGACCATCCTCGTGAAGTTCTGACCCTTGAACTTCTCGTCCTGATCGGCCTTCGGGATGTAGATGCCCGGGCCACGGCTGAACGAGGCCGACTTCTGCGACGGCGTGGTCGAAACAGGCTTCGCGGTACTGGCACTCATCTCTTCTATGGTCTTTATCCTTATCTCGTCGTCGAGGCTCTTGACCTCACCAGCGAGAGCGTCGAACTCGTTTGCCTCGGCGTCGTTGAACTCTCGGTTCTCGTCTTTGACGGCACCGACTATCTCTTCCATGCGCGCCGTCTTGGTCTGGCGCATCTCTTTCAGCTCTGCGAGCGTCTTCATGTTTGCCCCTTTTTTCGTGGTAGTTGCCCCCGGACGCGGAGAATTATTGCCGCTACGCGAATGGCCTGACGCGGCCAGGTATGCGCTGTCGGCTGATTTGATTGCGGTTATAGTCGCTTCCTGATTCGCGGGAATCGTGACGGCTGAAAGTTCAAGCCACTCCCATTTCATAAAGCGGATGCCGTAGGTGCCATCTATCCTTGCGGATTCGATGGAGTTGAACCCTATAGAGAGCCCCCGGACGAGCTTACCCTTTATCATCTGCCATGCGGTCTTCAGTCGGTCCTTGAGTGAACCGTCCTCGGTGATGTTCGCGACTTCGCCCTCGACCTCAATGCCGTCCTTCGTAACTTTCGCGGATGTAACCCAACCGATAGGGTCAGACGAGTTATGCTGCCAGAGGAGAGGGATAGGGAGTTTGAACTGTGCGCCTTTAGGCTCGACGATATCTCCCATGCGGTCAGTGGACGGGGTTGAGGCTATGCCGGAGAACTTGCGAGTTTCTTCGTTGACGGACTTTATCTCGAGCGTCGAATAAGCTCTGTTCATCTTGCCTCCGCGTAAAATGAGAAAAGGCCCATCCCCCTGTACAGGAACGGGCCTTTAAACAGAACTCTCCCTCGGTAGCGAGCCGGGGAGTAAACAAATTTATGGTGGCATCTTATAAGAGCGGGGCATTAAAGGCAAAAGTCATATGTGAGAATGTGGACAAAATGAACAAGACTAACCTTCCTGCTTGTGCTTGTCGTAGTATGCCTGGATGGAATCGGCCGTAATCCGAAGCCCCTTACGCCCAGGGTTGTCGTTGTGCCCGACAAGTTCGCCCTCTTGAAGTAGTGCATATACCTGGCTTCGAGATATGGCGAGAATGTCCACGACCTCATCGACACGGTAAAGAAGTTTGCCCATGATCCCCCCTATAAAAAAATCATCTGGTATTTTTTTTCTTCCTCGACATTCGCCTGTGACACACCTATTGCCATAAGCAAGGCAGCCATATCGTCTATCTTGTCCGCGCTCTTTTTCTTGTCTGGGGCCATGTTCAGATTCTGGTCCCGCCGGGCCACGATATTCGAGGCGCACCAGTTTAGCACCTGATCCCCACCGTGTACGAGGTTGCCAGCGATATACGCTCGCTCGAGGGTCTGCATGGCCGGATGATACGATTTGGCCCCCTGGATGAACTCGACCATTGGTATCTCGTCCTTGACGAGCCGGTTTGTAATATCTTGGGCGTTCCACGGGTCGAATCCTATGGTATGCACCTTGAACCTCTTGACGGCATCTCGGATATCCTGCTCGACGACCTCGTAATCGGTCACATTCCCCGGCGTCTGCCTTATAAGGCCGTCCTGCACCCAAGCGGCATAAGGGACGGTGCCGCGCTCCGTGCGGTAGGCCACGGCGCTCTCAGGCACCCACCGCCAGCCGTGTGTGTATATTTTCCCTTCGATGGGCCAGATAAGCCTGAAAGAGGCAAGGTCGGAAGTGCTCGCAAGGTCGAGCCCGCCATAGCATAGATAATCCTTAAGCCATTCCAGGTCAACCTTGCCATTACAAGCCTGCCACTTGGTAAGGTCTATCCACCCGTCGGCGGTAGAGGCCGGACGGTTCAGCCTCTTAATCCGAAACTCGGCCATCTTCGAAGGCATCTGCTTCGCCTCGACAGCCTCCTTGCGTATCGCGGCGAGAAGGTGCGGATTGACATCGATAAGCGGGTTTGCCTTTATCCAGCAAGACTCGTCAAACTCATCGTCCTCTTTTATCCCAAGCGTCTTGTTTTGCTCATCAACCGCATAGAAGACTACGAGGAAGTGGTCTGCGGTAGTGCCGAACACGCCAGACAAGAGCCGCTTTGCGAACATACGGATTTCGCCCCAAGGTCCAGGATTGGTATAACCTTCTGTCGTGGTGTAGAGCCATAGAGGGTTACTCCTTGCACCTGCCGCCGATGTAAGAACATTCAGGAGGTCAGCGGTTTTGTGAGCATGAATTTCATCGAGCCCGACATGGGAAGGGTTGAGTCCGTCCTGCGTGGAAGCCTTCGCGTGAATAGGCTTGAAGGCCGCGCCTGTCTCGAACCGGCTTATCGCCTTTGCCCATACATCAAGCCCGAAGGCCGAGCGTAAGTCCGGGGTCTTTTCGACCATCCTCTTTGCGACGCCGAAGATGATTGAGGCTTGCGGGAAGGTCGTGGCCGCTGATATGACCTGTGCGCCATCCTCGTTTTCGCAACAGAGGCAGTAGAGGAGTATGGCGGCGGCAAGAGTACTCTTGGCGTTTTTTCTGGCCACCGCGAAAAGGGCAGAGGTGAACCGCCTTGCGCCGGTGCCCCGGCTGCGGAACCCGAAGAG